GATCATTGTTTATCGAGGATAAAATAGTTGATTGTGTTTGAAAATATGACATTATTCTCTTGTTTACGATATTTTTTTGATGAAAATGGAGTCAGCAAAACATGTTATCAACAAGTAAATTCTGATGAAATTTGTTTACCTAAGGATGATTTTTTGAATAGTTTAACAATACAAGAATATTTTTTGTTATCTGAAGAACAAAAAAATCATTTAAAAAACAAATATGAATTTAAATTTGAAACAATGATTCAATTTTTGAATGATGAATTGAAAAATAATGAACACGATTTTCAATATACTAAACATATCAGTCAAAATTATACTTTTATTTGGGATGTCAATTGGTTCTTAAGTGAAGATGATACTGTGAATAATATGCAAAAATTGTATCAAATTCTTGAATTTGATGATTGGAATGAAAATTTGATTAGGTTTATGTATAGAATGTGGATAAAAAAACTAGACGAGATTAAATTAGGTTTTATTAAAAAGCAAACTAAATATAATTAAAATATAAATGAGGAATTTAAAATGCTTTCAGGAAAAGAATTCGTAGCAAAAATTAAAACAGATAATGCGGAGCTTTTCAATCAGTCTCGCATTAATGTTCGTCGTTTCTTTGCTTCCAATCCAAGTAAAGAACACATGGTAGAACACTTCCGTGGTCGCATGGTCAATGAAGCCATGAATATGAAGGCGATTGCTGCCGAAGTTGCTTCTGCTCCTGCTTCCATGGATGTTACTGAACTAGAACTACTCACCAAACAAGCACAGGATGAGGCAAAACACTTCCGTATGGTAAAGGAAGTTATTGAACACATCTCTGGTGAGAAGGTAGATGTTGATGCTGCATTTGCTGCAGAAGCCGCTGCGCCTCAGGCTAAGGGTGCAACCCTTCTAGACAAGTATGGTGCATCTTCTGATCCTGCTGCCCTTGCTGCATATCAACTCGTCGCTGAGGGTCGTGCAGAGGCAGTATGGAACGAAATGGCTGAGTGTGTGGAGGATGAGTTCATCTCCTCTCGTTATGCTGCCATTGCTAAGGACGAGGGTTTCCATGCCAACATTGGTGGTTGGAAACTTGAGAAACTTGTAGAAGGTGCTGCAGATGTTCAAGAGCGTATTCTTGCAATGGTAGAACAAATGCGTTATGATCTTCTTGAGATTAGTAATAAGAATACTGCTATCGCAGTCTGATATAAACCTTTTATATTATGAGTACAATTGAAACAAGAAGGAGAAAAGATAAAACTCGTATAATCAAGTGGGTTAGTGCCAGTCTGATACTCATTGCAATGGTGTTTCATGTACTGGGACTAACTCCTTGGAATAGTATTCTACAATTAATTGCTGCATCTGGTTGGACTTATGTAGGAATCAAGTGGAAAGAACCTTCAATTGTAATGAACTTCCTCCCTCAGTTTCTTATTATCATTCCAGGATTGATCTATTTGTTATTTTTTAAATGAAAAAAATGGTAATTCTTACTGGACCACAAGGGTCTGGTAATCATCTTTGGTCTAAGATATTCTCATTGCATCCAGAAGTATTTGGATGGAAAACTCTTCTTGATAACTATTGGGAAGCTCATAGATTTGCAGAACCATTCTGTGAGTATTGGAAAGATCCATCTCAGTTGAAAGACTTTGATTGGTCTACCCATGATTATTTCTTTACAAGTATCAGTGTTCCCCTTGGTATTCAGGAAAAGAAATGGGAACCAAACATCATGAAGTTCGCCAACGAAGTAAAACAACTTAGCATTGAAACACAAGTATTGGTGATTGGTAGAGATCAAAACATTCTTAGACATCAACAGAATCGTTTGCGAGGTGAGAGTACTCTTCCTTTGTTCATGAAACAACTTCCAGAGTTTCCTAATCCTATCTTCTTAAGTTATGAGTTATTATATCTCTATAAACAGGACTATCTAAAGAGTTTGAATGTTGGTATTCCCATTGCTTGGGATGACCCTAGAGTTGATGAGATATTATCCAATGATCCAAATGATAAGTATGTACATCATGTAGAGGAATATTTTTTGGACAACTGTAACAAGACTGGAGTACCTCTTAAGTCATTATGAAAAAACTAGTTATCATTACTGGCCCACAAGGATCTGGAAACCATTTCTTTAGTAGGGTTTTTAGTACTCATCCTAAGGTTGGTGGATGGAAGAGTCTTCTAGAAAAGTATTGGGTTCCTAGTGATGAAGAATACTTCGCTAAGTATTGGCTCAATCCAGAAGAATTATCCAAGAAAGATTTTGAAGGATATGACTATTGGTTGGCAAATGTAAGTTGCCCATTCTATTATGATGGAGTAAGATATATTCCAAAGATCCAAGAATTTGCAGAGAAGGCTCAGTCTTTAGGGATTGATGTTCAGATCTGTATTATTGTGAGGGATCAAAACATTAATTCAGAACAACAAAAAAGAGTTCGTGGGGAAGTAACTTTACCAGTTGCAATGCATTACTATCAAAATAATATCATTGGAAATGGATTCAAAGTTCACTTCTTAGACAACGAGGCATTCTTTTTGCATCGACAATATTATTTGAAGTGGGTTAGCGAACTCTTAGATTTCCCAATCGATTATAATAATCCTGACATTTTTAAGTTCATCACTGAGGACCCCAATAAAAAATACATTAAATATGTTGATGAATATTGGTTAGATCAAGAGGTATGGAACGGAATACAATCAAAACAAAAAAGAAGTTGATTTTAAATTAAATATATACTAAAATAACATTAGTAATTTTGAACAATGACCGAAAAAATAGTACTAGATCAATCATCGTCAATTGATGATGGTAAATTACGTAAGTTATGGAAGATGGCTGTAACATCTTCTTTGGATCCTGAGAATGACTTTCCTGCTTATAAAATTTATTACTATCTTTTGAGAAAAGAAATCGTACAAAAATATATTAAATCTACTAAAGGAGAAAATTCAAATGTCGAAGAGAACTTACACGATTGAAAAAAAAGATCCAACGCACACTCAGGTATGGGAATGGGATGAAACTCCAGAATTGGTTAAACTCCTTAAAGAACTACACGCAAACAAGCCCGCATCCAACACTGGATCCAACAACTCCGTGGTATGATTGGTTGTGTTACTGTGAAATTTGTGATAGCTTAGGTCCAATTCCAAGACAACCTTCACTTCAAAGGTTCATGGCTTATAGAAATTATTTAAAATCTGTGGGTGTATTATGATTGCAACAAATTGGTTCCAAAAAAAGTGGGGTCTAGATGATCCTATTTTGGTTGATGAACTTTATTCTAGACTTGTTGAGTTGGAACAAAGAGTTGAAGAACTTGAGAGAGAAAATGTTGAGACTACTAACGAACTTTATCGTATGGAAAACTCTCTTGATGCTCGTATAGATATACTTGCAGAACGTTGTAGGATTGATTACGATGTATGAATTCGATGCATTTGAAAAAGCACTTGCCCACTTCGGTACAAGAGTGGATATCATCATTGCTCTTGAAATGGGAGGAAAAATTGATTCTATTGCCGCTTATAAAGAAATTAAAGCAGAACTCAAAGAACTTAAACGAGCAAAAAAACAATATGCTAAGGACATGTAGTGAGTGTGGTGAAGAAAAACCCTTGAGTTCAGAATATTTTCAAATAGTAAAACACTTCAGAAGTGGGTTCAGTTACTATTGCAATGAATGTAATAAACCAAAACCTAGAGAATGAATAAGTTTATATGGGAAAAACAAAATGCACTGAGTAGTGAATTTTGTAAAGAAGTAATTTATAAGTTTGAAAGAGATTTAAGAAAATTACCAGGAAAAACTTTAGGTGGACTCTCTGAAAAGAAAAAATCTGTCGATCTAGCTATAAGTACCTTAAGGGGTTGGGAAAATATAGATAAAGTGTTTTGCGACTCTTTAACTCAAGGTGTAATTGAGTATAGAAATTATATATCTGAAAATTTGCAAGGATGCTTAGATGGTTTAGATTTAAATGATACTGGATATCAGATTCAACGAACGATAGGTGGTGAAGGATATTACCACTGGCATCACGATTTTACTAGAGATAATTTTAATGGAACTAGATGGGTAACATTTATTTGGTACTTAAATGATGTTGATGAGGGTGGAGAGACAGAATTTATTGATGGTACTAAAATTGAACCAGAAGAAGGTAAGTTAATTTTTTTTCCAGCAACTTGGGACTTTGTTCATAGAGGTATAATGCCTCCCAAAGGAGTTGTAAAATACTTGTGTACTGGTTGGCTATATC